GGTTTAGCTAAGCTTGCTAAACCCACTTATGCCTAGAAACAGGCCTCCACCGTACGGAAGTATTTAGTACGGGGTTAAGGTGTAGATTGACATCCTGCGATACTTGCCCTTACCCGGTAAAGGGTCCGGCCATCGGCTTACGTCAGATTTACCAACGTATATGCTATAGGCCGGTAAGAGGCAATCGCCCGGTAATGCGCGAAATCTTTTGCGTGCTGAAAAGGTCCACGTGTCAAACGTGTAACCAGCCCAGCCGCACTCGCGCTTATGCGGTTTCGGTCGGCCACCGATTAGATGGCCGTCACCGTAGCCGTCCGGCCCATACAGTCTCAGTTCATCCGAGATATATGGGAGAACCAAATCGCACAGGTCCTGATCAAAACACCGTACTCCCCGGTTGTAAAGCCGGAAAAGGTCTGGTGCAGAGATTTTAGACTTGATGTAGATAGGTCGGATGTCTATACCGCGATAGTAGTCACCTCCACAGGACTCTCGAAAAGGTCCTGTCCAAAAGCTCTTTTGCTCGTTGACAATAAAACCAACGGCTTCTAGAGCTTCACGGGTAGCGGTTGCATATCGAGCTTCTACGACGAGATCATCGCCGTATACGCTGACGAAGCAGCCGTGGTGCACGCTCTTGCAGATAGCCCAGAATATCAGGCTCTCAAGCGCGAACGTGTAACCATTACCCATAGAGGAAAACTTCTCCAATCGGATCTTGTGCCCGAGATATGTTACACTCTCGGATCGGCACGAGTCCATGAGAAGCGCCCAGTCGATGGGGAGCAAGTGGTAAACAAGCTCCCTGGAAACCAGGTCGGAGGCACTACTTAGGTCCAGCGTTGCTAAAGCGCCGGTTAAAGAACCGTCACGCGCCAACCCACGGTTAATGGACTGGTCGGTCAGGTCTATACCAAAACGTTTCAAACGGCTTGTGATGAGATCACCGATGGCGAGCTGTAGCATAGAATTCAGCTGCGGCTCGACTACGATGCTCCTATCCGTCTTAGCGTTTTTCGCGACGAAGGATAGACGCCCCGACTCGATGAGTATGGGGACATCATAATTGCTCTCGTCATCCACAACTACGCCATGGTGTTGTACATAGCCAGGCATACTGCTCAGAAGTTCATCTGAGAAGGAGGATTCAAAGAAACCTTCGCTACATGAGGGCGGCGCACTAAGTTTGGCGCCTATACATGCATCCCTCTTGGTTATACGAGTTGTCGCACCGGGACCGTAGCGGACCTTTAGGTCATCTACTGACGGAGCATCCCCAAGAACCTTCGCAATTTTTACGGCCGCACCGTGTAATACGGCGTGGACGTCTAGGTGGTTTGTATGCCACGTAGAAGGGAGGTTACTAAAGAGCTCGTTGGTTCGACGACAATGTCGCTCGGTCTCAAGGAACTTTTCCCACGCTATCTGGTGCTTGCCAAAGGACGTCGGTAGGCAATCGAGCTTTTGAAAAAGCCCGAGCACCTGCCTATAGTCCATAAGACAAGGTAAATTCCAGTCTAACGTGTAGTCAGGTTCTACGCTTAAGACGCCCTCCCAATCCGACTTTTCAATCAAACCTATGAGAACATCCATAGGCGCGGAGGGGGAACGTCCGGCGTACATGTGCGCGAGGTCGCTGAGGAATTTTAAAGTCTCTACAGACGACCAGCTGTCGTCCCAGCGTTTAAGTAACATATGCTAACTCC